TTTGAAATTCCCCATGAAAGGCTTTTGGGGTGACACATAGTGTACTCTGGGTAGACTATCTAATCCGCTATATAGGCTTATTACCATTATACCGTGCTTTTAGGTACCTTGCCAGACATACTTTATGATAGTGGTAATTATTTCGATGGCAACTATTGAGTTGCATCTGTAACCTATTGGTTATGTCTATTTATACCAGATTTCCAAATTTGTACTTGGCAGGTAAATAAGTACCACTTTATTGTAAACGATCGAGAACTTCATAAATTCTCATTTTGGCAGAGGGATATTCTCTGTTTGTTTATCACAATTGCTGTAAAGGCTTTACATATACTAAACTATGACCCACAGTGTCTCGGGGAGAGACCGGATCTAGCATGCATGAATCTTTCATTAGTAATTGATTCTTATGCTCTGCATGAGTATATGCTTTGTGATTTTCAAAGAAATTTATGTCATATTAGTAATACGACTAATTGTGGCAGTCGATCTAAAATAAGTGCCAAAGTAAACCAGAAGTTGATTCTCAGATTTATTCTGAGAATAGTATGGCAGTATTTGCTTTTTGTTTGCGACCGCTTTGTTTTTAAAGAAAAACAAATTTCGGCAGGGCGTACCCCCTCGTTACTGGAAGTGTCAATTAAAAGAAAAATACAATTTAAGAATCACGATATAAAGCTTTCATAATGACTTTTTCAAATGAAAAATTGAGTTATAAGAGTTCAGTTTATAGTTTCTATCTTGATCATGTCGTATCTGAGGTGGATTTCTTTAAACATATTGATGGTGTGAGAATTTCAGATTCTCCCATTCTTCGATTTGTTGGAGAGGGTGCTTCTAATTATGTGTGGCGAGAAGAGACTGGTGATTCTTGGATTGATTATCGTGAGGGTGAGTTTATTTATTCATACCATGCTAAGGTTAACTTAGTTAATGGCATGATTGCATATTCGCATTTTCCCCGATTGTTGAAAGATATTAGTTCCGAATTTCGAGCATGGACTTTGGAGTGTATTTATCACTCAACTGATTTTTTGGAATTGGTGGATCGTCGGATGTTATTGGATGGAATACGTTGCGTTGATACATTGTATCATGAAACTAATCAGTTGATACATTGGCATCGGTGTTGGAATTGTTTACATCCATTTCGACAGAAACATCAGATTATTGGGTTTAAACACTCGCATTCGTGTGGTGCTGTTTTGTGTAACACCTGTGTGAGTGTTGAACCGAAATATTATTTTCTCTGGTCGGGATTATTATCGCAATATAATCCGTTGATGGAACCCAGAGAGTTTTTAAGTGTTGAACATCAGGCGATTTTCCCAGATTTTGAGGGTACGAAAAAGAAATTTGACGATCTTGCTGGTGATATTCAGCGAGTGGTTGATAAGTCTGATGGTAATATTGAAGATATTACCGCTCAAATAAAACTTTTGATTGATTCTGTTCAAGGAAAGGTCACTTTAGTGGCCTCAGCTTGGACTATATTAGCTGCTATAGGAGGATTTATAGTAGTATTATCTTTCTTCTTGTCCCGAAGGGACTCGAAGAGCACAGACAAGGAATTGGACTGTGTGGATGTTGTAGAGCATCAAGCTTATAATCTACAAGATAATAATATATTTTCTCGAGTTGCTGATTTAGTTGATACCTTGATTGAATTACCATGGAAATTTTCTGAGTTTGTTAAGACTCGGTGGACTACTATGTTGAAAATTGGTAAAGATCTTCACTCTTTTAAACAGGGACTTCTTGGTTTAGATTTCTTTGCTACTAAATGTGGAGAAATTTTACAAGATTTTTTGAAATGGGCTACTGGAAAGCAGATTTTTTTTACAGAATGTGCTCGTCAGAAGTATGTGCGGACGGTTGAAATGACAGCTGCTTTGCATACTTTGCGAACATTTCTTGAGACTGAAGTGGCGACTATGTTGGCTTCAAAGATACGAACTGAAGCTTTTTTGACATCTCACTGTTATGTGGCTAAGTTTGTTGATGATTATCGAGGAGAAAAAGATCCTAAGATTCGATCCTTGGTAACAGTTGGTGAGACAGTTTTGCGATCAACAGCTCCAATGCATCGTTCTTTATTTGAGGAAGAACACCCTTGTTTACAGTATCATCCTTATGGTGTTGCTTTTTGTGGTGTTCCTGGTGCTGGAAAATCGTTTTTGGCTTCGAAACTTAATAAAGCGTTGTGTGAGAAGATTTTGGTTGAAACTGGACAGATAGTTCCAAAAACAGCGGAGTTGTATATGAAGAATGAGAAGGATCAGTTTTGGCCAGGTTATGCTTGGCAATTTGGTGTTTTGATTGATGATCTAGGTCAGAATCGGAAATCTGAACTACCTGCTGAGCTGATTTCGTTATATGGAGATAATAAAGTTTATCTTAATATGGCCAGTTTGGGAGATAAAGGTCGTGCTTTTGGATCTCGTGTCCTTTACACTACTATGAATGGTGATGGATTTCCAAGACCTAATGATTTAGCAACTCCTGAAGCATTGTGGAGACGACGGGATGTTCTTTATGAGATTAGAGTTTCGGGAGCTTATTTGAAAAATGGGCAACCAGATCTTGATTATGGAGCTGAGGATGATTTTTGGATTTTTGTAGAGAAGGATAAACTAACTGGAGCTCAATTGGGAGTTTTTTATTCCTTTGAGACATTGTTGGAACGAACGTGGTTGGGATTTAAAGCTCAGTACGATCGACGATATGGAGAAAATAAAAATTTTCCAATGGTTCGTCACGGTGGTGATAACTATTTGGCTCAGAAGTCATATTTGATGGTTATTGATCCTTTTGTGACCGATAGTTATTATTTGATTAGACCTAAGGATTACACTTTGGAGGCTGAAGAAGGAATTAAGGTTTTGATAGTTTCTGATTCTTTACCGGATCAAGAAACTAGAACCTTATATGATTTATTTGCTCCGAGAGTTAACGTTGAAGATATTAAATTTGTTGGTTCCGTATCTTTTGCTGCATTTTACGGCAAGATTTGTTCTTTTTTTAAGAAAAAGAACTATGTTGTTGTTGGTGCAGTATTTGATGGAGAGAATGCAACTATTGGTGATATTGATGTTTCGGAGGAAACAACTCTTTTGAGTTATTTACAAGTAGCTGGTGTGGTTTTGAGTGCGATTCTTGTTTCTGGAATTTTGTATATGTTAATTAAGATGGTTTGGCGTTTTTTTAAACCTGAACATCAATCTGCAGTTGCAAAGGGAAAGTTACAACTTGTTAGAGCTCAGCCTTTGGTGATGCATCCTCGTATAGTTCATCAAGCATCTGGTTTAGTTGATGAAGGTGGAGCAAGAGTTTTGAAGAAAGTTTTTTCAAATCTTGTATCACTATCTCCTAAGGGAGAACGAATGGATCATCGTATATTTGGGCTCTTTATTGGGGACCATCGATTATTGGTGAATCGACATGTGATGAAGGTTTTTCCTGATGGTAGTATTCGATGTGCTTTGGCACTTGACTTGGCTAATTTTTGGACTATAAATTTGGATTATGGAAAGAAATTTGAATACGGGGAGATGGATATGTTGATATTTGACTTGATTGGTCAAAATTTTCAACCTTTTCCTGATATTCGTAAGCATATAGTCTCAGAATTGGATAATTTACCTCAACCTGGTGTTGGATTATTTGCAAGAGTCATTGATGGAGTTGTTGAATATGAAACAATTCCATTTGACTCTGTTGATGGTTTTCGTGGCCCAGATGGTAGTCAACCGTATTATACTTACCATGTTGCTACTCAAGGTGGTCAATGTGGTCTACCCTTATTTGGACTTTTACAAGATAAGAGAGTAAGGGTAATTGGTATACATTCGGTTGGAGTTCCTCGAGGGACATTGGGGATGTCAGTGCCTTTAACTAGTGAGTTATTTGATAGATTCAAGATGACTTTCCCCAATCTTGAGTTTCAAGCAGTTTTTGTGGATAAGATACCGAAAACCCCTTTTCCTGTGGGCTTACAACAGCTTGGAACTATGAAGAAGCCGATTTTTATGAATACTAAATCAGCTTTTCAAAAGTCCCCATTGTATGGTCGATTTGGCCAAGTTGATGAGGGACCTTCAGTTATCTCCTGGAATGATTCAAAAATGAGAGGAAATGGTGAGTTTCCTGGATTATATGGAGTTCAATCCTATGTTTATGATGGAGCAAATTTTGATCCTCGTGAGATTGAAGATTGTGCGAAGGATGTTGGAGATTTTCTTTCGTCATTTGGCAATCGAGAGTTATATGCTCGAGTGCTTACTGATGTTGAGATGATTAATGGAACGAATTTGCCTCATTTGGGTCATTTTGATATGTCTACTTCTCCTGGTTATCCTTGGAAGGATATGCGAACTGAGAAAGGTAAATATGATTTTTTTCAAATTAGAGGTTCTGATATTGAGTGGAGAGATACTCCGGCAGCTTTAAGTTTACAAGAGGCTATTCGTGTTCGAGAAGAAAAGGCTAAGTTAGGTGAGAGAGTTGAATCTTATTGGGTTGATAACCTGAAGGATGAGATATTACCTTTACCTAAAATATTGGGGTCTAAGACACGAGTATTTGTTAATGGACCATTAGATCACACTTTGCTTTGTAGAAAGTATATGGGGGGTTTTTTGGCGCATATGATGAGAAACCGAGTTGAAAATTTTACTGGACCTGGTTTAGTTGAGTCTGGTCCGGATTGGGATTTATTGTATCGCCGTTTGATATCAAAGGGTGACAATATTATTGATGGAGATCATAAGACTTGGGATAAACATTTATCCGCTGCTCTAATGTGGGCAACTCGAATTCCGATGGATATTTTCTATGGTGGAGAGGGTTCTAAAGTTCGTGAGGTGCTGCTTCATGAGATTATTTGGACTATTTGTGTCATGGGAGATGTTGTTTATGTTAAAAGAGCCGGAAATGTTTCTGGGTGTTATGGTACAACATCAATTATTAATAATGTTTCGCATTTAATACTTTTGACCTATATGTGGCGAAAGATAATGCGACGTTCTGGTTGTTTGGATCTTATATCTTGGCCCAAGATGACGGAACATTTATATATGAACGTTTTTGGAGACGATCATATTTTATCGGTTTCTGATCGGGCTAGTCGATATTTTAATATGGAAAGCCTTCAGAATGTATTTAATGAGTATAATATGCAGTACACGACTTCTCGAAAGAAGGAAATTGATTCTCCGTTTTCGACTATTAAGACTGCCACTTACTTGAAACGAACATTTGTCTTGTATAAGGGTAAGTGTTTGGGTCTGCGTACAATTCCTGAGATATTGTCTATTCTCAATTGGATGAGATATGGAAACGTGAAGGAATTGATGGGTATGTCTTGTACTATGGTTTGTCTTGAGATGTGGAAGCATGGAGAGGAGCTATATGATTATTGGATTAATAAGATTCGTGTTGCTTTACGTGAAGTGAATCTTTTTTTGACTTTTCCATCTTGGCAACAGATGGAGGAGCTATGGGATTTGAAAACATCATTGGTGGCTTTGAGTCATGCTGATGATACAGTGTGTTCTTTTGAGAATACTAGTTTATGGGATTCATTTTCTTCAGATGATACTTTAGTTATGGGTGGTCCTGTGAATTGTTTGGTTAATTAAGGGATACGCTGTCCTGTTTTTAGCCTTTGATATTTAAAAGCGATTTTGGTCTTTCGCAAGACTCGTGATTATAAACGTTATTATTAAAATGACAAGTGAAACAATTAAAACTAATTATACTTTTGGGGTGGATTTGGGTTCATCCCTAGCTGGTAGAGCTTTAATACCAGCTATTGCGGGTCATGTAACTAGTAATATGGAGACTTCGTCTTCAGGATTAATGGAAATGATCCGTAAACCCAATTTATTTACTAGAGTTGGTTGGGCAACTACTTCTGGTATTGTAAAATTCTCTTTTCCTGGTAATTTATTTGGGGCTTATGTTGATCAAGAGGCTTTTTATAATCAAGTTATTCGTATGTTTGCTTATATAAAATTTGGTCTTCGATTCCGATTTAAGATTAATGGAACACCTTTTCATAAAGGCTTGTATCAATTTGCATGGATACCTGGAGATTATAATGGGACTGGTACTTATAGTGAATTTGATGTGAATACATTGATGGTGGCACCTAGTGTAAGACTGTCAGCTTCATGTACTACTGAGTTTACTCTTGATGTTCCATCTATTTTCACTAATGAATTTTTCTCAATGCATGAGATATTTTCTGGTGAGAATGCCCTTGCTGACCGGCTTGGAACTCTATTGGGTCAACCTGTTACACCTCTTGAGGTTGCAACTGGTTTGAACTCAACTGTTCAGATTTCTTGCTGGTTTGAGTTTACAGATTTGCAGCTTGCTGGTCCTACTATTATGAGATTGGGAACACCTGTCTTAGCGCCAGATGATGCTATTGCTAATTCTGCTTATCCTATACATCAGGGCTTAGTGGATGCAGTCACTGACCCTTTGATGGGAGCTGCAAAATCGGTAGTTTCAGGAGCTATTGATGGTGCGGGTAGATTTGTTAAAACTACTTTGGCTAGTTTACCTTTTGTTGGAGACATGATGGTTGGTCTTAATGATAAACCGTTGTTGAAGACTGAGCCCCTTAAGGTTTGTCGTACTTCAGCTACATCCTGGGTGCATGGGGTTGGTGTCAGTTCGGCAGCTTCTTTATCTGTGGTGCCTGGTCTTTTTAGACCACCCCGTCCTGAAGAAATTGGGAAGGCAGGGTCTATACTAGAATATATACAGATACCGGCACTTATTATTACAGCAGATGCTAGCACTACTACTAATCCATATAGTAAGTTGATTAGCACTAATGTAAATCCAGGGCGACCTCATGATGCTATTACTACTTTATTTTCGGGTACTCCGGCTATAACATTAAATGGACATTTATTTGTTGATACGCCTCTTTCGTATGTTTCTAAAATGTATCGTATGTGGCGTGGTACAATGAAGTATACATTGGAGGTAGTTATACCAGCGACCTCAACTTGTACTGTTGCTATATGTTGGATACCTGATCAGACTTTTGATGGAACTCTTTATCAGGGAATAGCCTCACAGTGTTCTACCTGGTTGGTTGATTGTAATGGCCCTACAACTAGCCATTTTGAGGTGAAATTTATGTCTCGACAGAGATATAAATTTGTTATGCCAGCAGATTCTCAACCGTCAGCATTATTGTCGGATACTAGTAGTAATCATGATTATTGTAATGGTTCAATAGCTGTTTATTTGGTTAATTCCTTTACTGCTAATGTAGCTTCGCCAGCGACTGCTACTTTCCGATTATATCAATCAGCTGGATCAGATTTTGAGTTCATTATGCCTGGTGGTTGCTTGATGAATGTTTTGACTTATGGTAATCCAGATCCGGGATTATATGTACCTCCTGGAGCTAGGGTGCCTGTTGTCTCGAAGCCAATTGTTGCTAAACCAGTTCATCAAGGTTTAACAGATGATCAAAATGTTGCTGCAGAGCAGATTATTCCTGCTAATGAGGTGGTGACAACTGGTCCACCGATTCTTAACCAGATGGTTCTTTCAGAACCAATTTTGGGTGAATCTCATATGGATTGGTCAATTTTGAAACGTTATCAAACTTTTTACGTACAAGATTGGAGTACCACTGCCACTACCAATACAGTGATAACTGTTCCGGTTAGTCCTTGTGTTATGGGATATTTGCGTGGCGGAACCTTGCTTGGTGAGAGAACTCATGCTTATCCAGCTCGATTTAGCACACTTATATCTCATATGTCTGGTGCTTTCAAGTTTTGGAGAGGTTCTATGAATTATCGATGTTTAATACAAAGTCCCAACCGTGATTTAGTTGTTCGAGCATATTATGTTCCAAATACTGATGAATTGGAATTAGCTCATAGAGTATCTCCATCTCCAGGCTTATCTACGCAGATAAATGTTTATAACGTTAATACGTTACCAACACCTGCACAGCAAACTGCTGTTCAACCAGGGTCTTCTTATGTTCGTAATGATGCTATGTATTGTCACTTAGCTGGTAATTTTGGCATGGAGTTGATTACGAATGTTGATAATGGCGTTTTGGAAGTTAATGTTCCATACTTTTCAGCAAATCCAGTAAAAACAACAATGGCTTATAGACCTGTAAGTACTAGTTTGAGTGCTCCTCAAACGTTGATTGGTCAAGTTGATGATGTTTCTTCGGCTCCAGTTTCTGGAGCTCCATGGATGCATATGAATGGTAATGTAGTCTTTGTTGTTGCAAATCCCAGTGAAGCTGTGATTCGTATAGAATTGATGTACGCTTTGGGGGATGATTTTGCATTTTCATATCCAATGCCGCCTGCTAGAGTTCATATTCTTGATGCAGTTGAATATAATCCGTATCCTACGGAGTAAATGGGGTGGTATACCTAGTTACCTTATGTGGGGCAAAGCTAACATTAGCCTCTTAGATATCTGTTAGCTATTCTTTTTTTCACTTCTTTAGAAGTAAGTGATTATTTATTCTCACGGTAATTTGTGAGCGTTATCCATTACGTAAAATTGGTGCCCTACAATAGTTTTATTTGTAGGAGGTTTTTCTATGATTTTTGTGTTTAATAAATCATGTCACAAACTTAATTTGTGCGTTGCCCATGACGATATATGGTGGTGCTGTAATTGCACTTTTATTTCAAAATGGG